ATGAAAGTGATGCTGGTAAACAAGACACAGATCGTGCTGTCGGGAGAGGTACCTGAGATCCTCGCCGCACTCGAACGTCTGACGAAAGGCTTGCAGGTCGATGTGCTCAAGCAGACCGAGACGCTGATGCAACTCGACGTTACGCAAAGCAAGATGAAGCGAGCACGCTTCGAGGAACAACTACGCATGCAACTGGGAGTGTCCTAAACGGGCACTCTTTTTGTGTACGACAAAAGACCTCCCACAGATGCAGGAGGCCTATCCAATTTCGATGATGCCCCGTTAGACATCGTGCGGTTCCCCAACCGCAATTTGAATATAGCATATAATTTCCTGATTTACCCATTTTAGAACAAACAAAAAAGCCCACCCGTGAGGGTAGGCGTTGGTTAGAGGTTTTTCAGTTGATTGTATTGCTTCTTGTCGTCGAGCGCCTGCTGCATCTGTTGTGCTTCCGGTGTGACGTTATTGTTCTTCCACCAGGCGACGATTAAACCGACGACACCGACCGCACCCGTGACGAAGCCGTCCACCTTTTCAGATTCGAATGGCAACGGGTCATAGCCCATCGCAAGCAAGGTCGCGTTGAGCATGGCATAGAGTGGGATGGCAAGGCGGACGAAAGCGATTGTTTTTTCGTTCATATCAATTCCCCATTTCGATTAGGTTAAAAAAGCATGTTCCATGTATCTTTACCGACGACACCATCGATGGCGAGCTTCTTGCGCTTCTGATATGCCTCGACCGCTTTCTCGGTAGCCGCGTCAAACTTGCCCGTTACCGGAGCACCGACAGCGCGCTGAATGCGTTCGATGTTGATTTGCTTCATCTTTGATTTATCTTGCGTGCGGTATAGCGCGTCGCCTGGGAATGCAATGATCGCGGCACTCGATGCCTTGACAGGTGCAGCAGGTTTCGCGACGTTCAGCGTCCACCCGATGTTGATGTCCGCGTCCTTGAGGTTGTTCCACGCCTTGAGGTTCGCGACCGTCGTCTTGTACTTGACCGCGAGTTCGCTCAATGTGTCGCCTGCGACGACCTGATGCGTCTTGCTTGATGCAGATGAGGCGGGCTTGCTGACAGGCGTCGAAGATGCCAAGACCTTGTCTGAGCCATAGCCTTTGTAGTTGTACTGCAGGTGTGGTGAATCGATGAACGTTTCATCGCGTTGGTTGCCGTCCGAATCCCAATCTCCACCCCACGTGAAGCCGATGCGTTGCGCTTCTTTGATGGCTTTTTGGATATTAGACGCATTATATCCACCCCATAAGGCTTTGCCATCTTTAATAGGAACAAAATCGAGCGCTTGCCCGACGAGGTGATACGAGTACATTGTTTGTGAGGCGCCTGAGTTTACGTTCGCCCGTTGCTCCGCTTCCGTCCGGCGTGCGTCGTAGATCAGTACTTCGATGCCGTTCTTGACGAGGTAGTCGTACCACTGGCGTGCGGCTTTTTGCGTGTTCGGCGCGAGTTCTGCGAGTGCTTCCTTATTCCGTTTGTCGTAATACATAGATGTAGCCTCCTTGATTATTTATAGAAGTAACCGATGATTGTTGCGATTCCACCGAGTGTCGGGACGATGATGGCAGACCATTTGCCGAATGCCGCCCAAACTCGGTCACGCTGTTTATCCTGTACCTCGACATTCAGCGTCGTTTCCTTATGCTGGCGTCCAGCTTCGTTTTCGAACGCCGTCGCGAGTTGCGAGATGACGAGTTCCTGCGATTTAAAAAGCCCACGCGTCATGTCCTGCGAGTCTCGGATGACCGAGCGTGTCTCGCGGGAGACGTCGTGGAGCGTGGATTCAATCTTGTGTTGCGAGCGCTCGACGGTTCCGAGCTTCTCGTTAATCGATGTGATTTCAAGCCGTGTCTTCTCGTCTGATTTTTCTAGTAAAGCGATGCGTTCCCCGTGATCGTGTACGGTCTGGATAATGCTATCCATGTCGGCAGCTCCTTCCAAGCGATGACCCCCTAGTGTGATGTGAGTGCAAAAGAAAAACGCCTATGGCGTTGGGTTATTCAGGATTTACCCCCTAGTGTGATGCGGTCTATGATGTAGGGTCTGTGGTGATTGATATGAGAGCGCCCGGTGAAGGACGCTTGATATTATGCTCCAGTGTAAATCATGTTAGGAGTGACTACTGAATTAGATCCCAAAGTGACTCCGTCGTACCCGATAGCCGTTGGAACTCGGTACATCGTGTTTTGGTCTGCTTTGATATAATCAAATCCGCCTGTAATCCGGCGAGCACGGAACTGAATTGCTGTTTGTCCGCTTTGAGAGGTATTTTCATCAATATAGAAATCATTATTTGTGATACGAGCATACTTGTAAGTGACAGCGAGATCGGTCGGCATGTCGACATTTAAGCGTACTCCATAGACCCCAAAGTTTTTGATTTCATTATCTTTGATGAAAGCAGTGATCATTTTTGCCGTACTGTGCAGATACGTTTCACTAGTCGTCCAGTTTAAACTAATCCCATATCCGCCGCCCGAAATTTTACTCCGAGTGATTTTTGGATCTTTGACATTCAATAAATAAACAGCATAGTTGCTCGAAGACGTTGATTTTGGAACATCAATTGTGACATCCTTCATAGTGAAACCATAGATGCGTGCCAAATCAATCGCCTTCCCGTTCCCGCTGACTTTGATTTCAGTGTCATCGATTCCGAAGTCCTTCGTTTTTTCCGCATATGGGTGCCCCACATCAGAAATGAACTTGATTGCTGAGTAAAGAGATGATGTCAACGCATTTCCGCCTTTTAATTTAAAGTTCGATGCGTTCGCCACATCAATAGCGTAGTTCGGAACTTCAATCTTTGTGTCTCGGACTTCTACGTTTTCAAAACCGTAATTGTTGACGCTACTGACTTGATAGATGCCACGACTATTGGTAACGGAACTCTCAATCGTGCAGTTGCTGATTTTAATATTTTTGATGACGTAATCTGCCAGAACCTTATTGGTTAACAATTCAATACCAGCTTTTGAAAATTCACGAAATTGGCAGTTTGAAATAGTAATGTCTTCCGTAATAAGGTAAGTCGGTAAATTGCCTTCTTGTTTTAGTTTGACCGCTTCCCCGAATCCATTGGTGATACAGTTATCGATGGTAACATTCTTACAGCCACCGATGTCGAATGCTTCATTCTCGTCACCGACGCCAGATTCCCCGATGACATTATCGATTGTGACGTTGATGCACTGTGACATATCAATAATTTCCGCCGTTCCGTATACAATCAGATTTGAGATATTGACATTTCGACAGCGTACAAAACTAAGAGCATTTTCAGGAGGCACCGGCAAAACTTTGGTTGGTGGCACAAGTAGAATCTTTTCGAAATACATATCTGAACAATCACTGAACTTAAGCAATTGATAGACATCTTTCCCATAAATATCAAAAGCGAAGAAATTGGATATTCCAGCACCACTTGTGATGAGAGTAGAAGCCATAATCGTGTTCGACGCCTTCGAACTATCTACACCAATTTTATAAAACCCGATGTTTTTTGCGGACGAAGAAACTCGGAAACAAGGTGTAACACTTGTCTGCTCCGACGTGTTCATGATGTCGCAATCAGGATAAATAAGGGCGCCAGTAGATGTCTCACCAGTGATGATGGTACCATTTTTTAAGACGATTGAATCCGTAATGCGGTACTTACCGTTTGGGAAATAGATGTTTCCACCTGTGGACGGAAGGGATTGAATGGCTGATCGGATGGCATTCGTATCATCGCTGACTCCATCACCAACTGCACCGAAAGATTTGACGTTTATAAAACTGCGTTGCAAAGCCAATTGATTGTATACATCAGTGAAGGGGCCTGAACCGAACTGTTGGACAAAGACCCAATTCGTACCGTTGTAACGATAAATTTTATTATCATCCAACGTTTGTGCAGCGTCACCTTCTTTAGCATCCGGATAAGTCGAAGATAACACCGAAAGTGTAGCGACTGGCGACAAATATCTTAAACTGGCAGCATCGCTTACTTCCTCTAAAATATCATTACTGATTTTATTCAAATCACGTGCGACGTTCTTAAAATTTTCATTTAGCACTTCCCAGTTGAGTAAATCAAGTGGGAGACCGATGTTTTTATATGAAAAGCTCGCCATGTTTCATCCTCCTTTAATTCTCTGTGGTATAAGTGCCACGCCAGTAGCGATACCCATTGGCGAAGCTGATGCCGTTGATATAGAGCAAAAATCCACTCCTTTGTTTTACAACACTGTTCCGTCAACATTGATCCACGCTGTACCCGACCAAACAATCATTTTGAGCAAGGTGCGGTCGAAATACAAATAACCATCATCAGTAGCAGTTAAGACAGGACGTTCTGCTGTCGTCCCACGCCCGCTCTTTAATCGATTCTCAAGCGTCGTCAAACGCGTTCCTGCGTTTATTGCTTCGAGCGCATCCAAACGTCCATCGGCTTCCGCCAGCGCCTCATCAACGCCTTCGACGTTCGCAAGCGACAACGTACCATAGCTGTTCGAGAGGTTGACCCCCTCACCCGTGACGGCTTCTTGGTAGGTCATGCCACCATCTTCTGACGTCCCGATGCCATTCGCCGTCCATGCGACAAGGTGTTGTGTATTCGTTGGCTTAACCGAGCGAATCCCATTGATAAAAGCTAACTCTTTGCGTGCGGCTTGCACCGCCGCGACTGTGCTTTTGACGTCATCACTTAGGATGTCCGTCTTGACGGTGCCGTCCTGGTTGACGACCTTATCGACGGCTTTCGTCGTGCGACTGAATTGTGAGACGGTGTCCGTGATGTCCTTGTTGAGATTCGCAAGCGTGACTTTCGTCCCGACAGGCTGCAAGTAAAAGTTAAAACTTTCCTCGATTTCGACCAGTCGCACGACAATCGTCAAATCCATCGGCTCGTAGATTAACAGCACGCGGTCTCCTTCGTTCGGGACGATAAACGGATAACCTGCCGCACGCAAGTCGAGGAAATCGAGTTCAAGCGAGAGCAATGGTGTGTCTTGCAATGCCGCTTGCATCATCTTGTTGAGCGTCGCAATCGTCGTCACCCGGTCATCATGGACGGCTTTCGCTTCCCGGATCCCGTAGAGTGCGACGTTCGGGCTGTAATACTCACCCTGTACCTTGTAATTGCCTGTCGGCGTCCCCTCGGAGTCCGTCAGTGGTTGTCCGAATCCTTTGACGTAGGTCGAGAGGTTGGTCGTGTCGACCGTCCGTGACAGCGTCTTGATGTTAAAGTTGTATCGAAACTGGAAGTCCGTTTCGATACCGATTTGTTCACGTATGACCACGATGTTGCCGACGAGTTCGAACTCGCCCCCGTACCGTCCAAGGATTTGCTGGAACAATGCCAACCGGTTATCATCTCCAAGATTGTCAAACGATTCCGTGTCATACGTCCCGGACAACGTGTAGGTATAGCCAGAGCCGTCGAACACAAACGCCAAGGCTTGCGCGAAGGTCTTCGTGCCACTCGTCGTCTCATGCTTGTACTGGTCAATCAACTTCGGGAAAAAGGCGTGGACGGCATCGACTTGCTTGTACGTCCGGTCGCCACTCCCGATTTCTTTCAGTTGTTTGATGATATAGGTATCGCCGTCGAACAGGATCTCACTCTCTTCTTGCACAAGGTCAAAGCCGATCGTGTCGATATCTGAACGTAGCAATGTAAAGGAGAGCTCGCGCTCCCCGTTGACGCGACGTTTCCTTTGTAGATCGCGCACCGAGACGATGCGTTCGGAATTGCCGAGTAGGTCGGTGACTATGAGCATCGAACCGCTCCTTTCCTAGAGGTAATAAAATCGAAACTCGAACGAGAGCGTGAAGTTCCCAAGCACACCCTCGACGAGAAAATCATTGTTGCCAATCGCCATCGTCAACAGACCATAATTCGTCTGTCGGACGACGCTGATGTCGTTTTTAAGGACGCGGACACCATCTAAGACCAAGGTGTCACTCGCTCCCGTCGTGCCGTAATAGACAAACGTCTCACCTGTCGTAAGGTTGGTCAGTGTCAAGTTACTCGATGCCCCGTTAAAGCGAATCACGAGGCCCATCTGACGCGGGTCGACGACGACGTCCCCATAGTTCGGGATGACGAACTCCGTGTCATTGACGACATTGTATTGATCCATGCCGTCGCCCCACGAAATGCCGGCACCCCAAAACCATCCATTGTCCATCCAGACGAGCGGTTGTTGTGTCGTCGCTCGACTCTCGACGTACGGTAAGCCACTTGTCTCCATTTCGACCGTAAACACCCCATAAATGCGTGTCTGGTCGAGTTCAAAGCTATTCGTCACCTTGACGAGCCATCGTTTCCACGGCGTGCGTGATTCGGTGATGTAAAATGCTTTTTTCGATTTAAACAATTTGAAGACTTGGTCCCGGTAGAGCGCATATGATGCCATGCTCGACGCCTTGAGGTACAGTTCTGCGGTCAATTTCCGCTTCTTGTAGCTGCTCCCGAGGTCAATCTGTCCGTCGCGCCCTTCGATGTTGTCGGATTGGTGATTGTACTCCGGGGATGACACTTTAAAATCGAGCGTATGGATGCGGTATTTGTCGTCATCCAACTTGTAGGTCTGTCCCTCGAGCGTCTCGATTGTCAAAAACATTAGCGATTCCCCCCGAAGTACGACTTGATTTGCGTTTTACTCTGCTGTCCTTGGTCGACGTACGGCTGGACGACGCGTCCGATTTCCCGACCGTCCATCATCATCACGTTCTCGACATAGATCGGTGTGCCTGTCGTCTCAAGGGCATACGTGCCATTGGTTTGTGCTTGAATAGCGACGCCTGCTTGTGCGGCGGACGAAAGCGAGTGGACCGCTTTTTCGACGAGCGAGCGTGACTTCGCGATCCCGTTTGCCATCCCTTCGCCTGTAAAGCCGCCGAGGGCTTCCATGACGCGTGACGGCGAGTGGATATTGAGCGTCTTCTTCGTCGTCGCGGCAACAAGTTTAGCGAGTTGCTCCGCAGCACTTGCGAGCGGACCTTTCATACTGTCCATCCCTTTGATCATGCCGGCGATGGCTTGCTTCCCTGCGTCTTTCATGCCGGGCGAGAGACCGCCGGTCGATTTGACTGTCGCGGACTTGAGTGCCGCAATCTGTTTCATCCATTCGTTGCGGTAGCCGAGGACGGTCACTTTCGCTTTCATTTCCTCTGCCTTGACCTTCGCCGCGAGTTCGGCTTTTTCGTCCGCCGTTTCTTTCTTCGCCTGTTCTTGCGCGAGCTGACGTTTCGCGTTGTAGTAATGCTGGTACTGGGCGAGCTGTTCGCTGTTGAGTTTCGTCAACGCTTCCAGTTCCGCCGCACCACTCGGGCCTTGTGCTTGCAGTTCATCCATCAACTTATCCGAGAGGCCTTTCGCACGCAGGTCCTCGATGGATTTGTTGTATGTCTTGATGGCTGCGACCTGCGTCTTCAATCCGTTGACCATTGCCGCCGGATCGATGGCTTTCTTTTCGACCGTGTCGAACAACGAGGTAAAGTTCATGATGCTTCGCTTCCGGTCTGCGAACTCTTTGTTAAAATCTGCCGTCAACTTCGCTTCCGTCGCTTTCAGGTCAGAGGCGACCTTCTTCGATTTCTCAACAAACGAGTCGTTGATGCTGTCGAGCTTTTTGTAAAAGTCCGATTTATCTTTCAGCGCTTCCGCGTTCTGTTTCTTGACGACTTGTTGCGCGGCGTAGATTTCGCTGTTGAGCTTGCGTTGTTGGTCGCCTGTCAGTTTATGCGCCGCATCAATTTTGCGTAACTCTGCGATGTAGGCACTAGCACTGAGTTTCTTCGTGTCAAACTTCACTTCTGCGTTCTTCATCTGTTCCGTGATCGATTTCGTCAGTTTCGCTGCCGCTGCTGTCGCCGCTTTCGCATTTGCTTGCATCCCGACTGCGATACCAGACGGAATGTGCTTCCCGACGTTGTCTTTCATCCAGCGGGACGGCGAGTGGATGCCGAGGGCACCCGTGATTTTCGACTTGATGCCGTCAGCGATCGAACTAATCTTCGACGCAACCGCACCTGCCATCGAACCAATCCCGTTAATCAACCCTTGAATGATGTTCTTACCGATGCCGGATAAATTGATACCGGATAGGAAGGACTTCGCGGAATTCCAGCCGTTGACGATGGCGTTCTTTACGTTCGACATCGCGCCTGACACGATACCTTTTAACGCGTTGAAATCACCTGTGACGAGTGCTTTGATGGCGTTCGTTGCCGTCTGCACAGCGGACTTGGCATTGTTAAATCCATTCGTAATGACCGACTTGATGGCATTGATGACGCTCGAGACGACCGATTTCGCCGCGTTGAACCCGGACGAGATGACCGACTTGATCGCGGACATTGCGGATGAGATGACGGACTTGACCGCACTCCATACACTGGAGATGACGGACTTGATCGCAGACATCGCGTTTGAAACAATGGACTTCGCTGTCGAGAACCCGGACGAGATGCTGGACTTAATCGAACCGACTGCTGACGAGATGGACGACTTGACTGCCGACCATGCCGACGAAACGGCAGAACGAATGCTACTCATCGCCCCCGTGATGACGGACTTCGCCGCGTTGAATCCCGAAGCGACACCCGAACGAATCGCGGAGAGCGAACTCGTGAAGACCGACTTTATGGCGGACCAGGCGCCTGTGATGACGCTTTTCCCCATCGAAGCGAACGTCTTGAGTGGTCCGAGTAACTTCCCGACGAGGTACAGATTGACGACGCCCCAAATCAATTGCAGGGCACCGGTAAAGATTTGCTTGATGCCTGACCACATCAGCGAGAAGTCGCCTGTGAACGCACCTGTGAAGACTTTGACGACACCCTTGATGATGTCGAGCGCGCCATTGATGACGTTTTTAATGGCATCCCATGTCGATTTGACGACGGAGACGATGACCATAAAGCCCGCTTGAAAAATCGGCGCAAGGAACGCGATGGCGGTCGAGATCGCTGTTTTAATCATGTTCCACGCATTCGTGACTGCTTGGAGGATTTGCGTCCCGTTCTCGTCCCAAAACGTTTTGATTTCCGCGAGTTTCTGCCCGATGAAGGCACCGACGGCGTCCATCGCTTGCATCACGAATGGCTTGATGAAGTTAAAGACCGACATCGCTGCCGACTTGATTGCTTCCCATGTCGAGGTGACGCCTGCCCGGAATGTTTCCGATTTGTTGTAAAGCACGACGAATGCCGCACCTAAGGCGACGAGTCCTGCAATGACGAGGGTGACGGGTGACGTGATGACCGCGAGTGCGCCAGCTAAGATGGCTGCCGCTCCCCCGAGTGCCGCGATACCAGAGGCGACTGCCCCGGCGACGACGAGGATGCCCCCGAGTCCTGCCACGAGCAAAAGAACGCCTGCTGTGACAGCGGCGCCCGTTGCGATGAAGGATTGCATCGAAGGAGACAATCCATTGAATTTGTCCATCAAGCCTTGCAGGACAGCGACGACTGTTTGAATCGCGGGTGTCAACGCCGTCCCGATGGTGATTTGTGCCGTCTCGAACGCACCACCGAGTTCTTCGAGCGCGCCTTTGAGGTTATCTTTCATGGCCGCTGCCGCTGTTGCTGAAGCCCCACCGCTGTTCTCGAGCGAGGTCGTCATCTTATCGATTTCGCCTGGTCCTGCTGCCATGAGCGCAAGGAATCCGGACGAGGCTTCCGTCCCGACGAGTGAGGCGAGTGTTGCGGTCTTCTGTGCGTTGGTCATACCGTCCATCGAGCCGTTCAGCTGTTCGACGACGCCTTTTAAGCCGATAAACTTCCCGTTGGCATCCGTCATCGAAAGCCCTAGACTGTCCATGACCTTCTGATTCGCGTTCGACGGTTTTAAGAGTGACAAGAGTCCTGCACGTAATGCGGTACCTGCTGACGATCCGTCAAGTCCAGCGTTGGTCATGATTCCGATGGAGGCGGATAACTCTTCCATTGATACGCCGAGGTTCGCGGCGACTGGTCCTGCATATTTGAGCGCGTACCCCATATCCCCAATATCTGCGGCGGATTGGTTCGCCGTCTGTGCCAAGATGTCTGCAACCCGCGAGGATTCAGACGCCTCGAGTCCGAAGATATTCAACGCGGACGCCATGACTTCCGCCGTCTGTGCCATGTCTGCACCGGATGATTCAGCGGCACTGATGACACCTGGCATCGCACTGACGACTTCCGTCGCAGTCATGCCGAGTGCAGCGAGTGCTTCTTGCCCGACCGCTACTTCAGATGCGGATTTCGACGTGGACGCCCCGAGTTGGAGCGCAGAGTCGCGTAAGGCTTGGAGCTCACTGCCTGTCGCACCCGAGATCGCCCCGACCCGACTGACTTGCGCCTCGAAGTCCATCGACTTGTTGACTGCGAGTCCGAGTCCTGCCGCAATCGCACCACCTGCCGCCCCGAACGTCGTCGCCATCGCTGTACCGGTACTCGATAGCTTCTGTCCCATGTTGGACATGCGGCTTTGTACTTCGTTCATGCCGTTGGCAAAGTCCCGTAGGTCGGCGGCAATCCGTACTGTTATGTCTTGCATCGCCATGAGGTTTCCCCCTTCCTACTCACTGGAGCCAACCGAGTTCGGCTGTCAGTGAATCTAATTCGTTGCGTTTTTCTGCGAGTGTGACGATTTTCTTTTCATAGTTGCCTTGTTTCGGGCGCTTGAAGAGATCGTCCCGTTTCAAGTTCTTCTTGTTGTCCGCGACCCGTTTCATGATGGCGAAAGACGCTTCGTCCTCGTATCGATCAAGCCGCCGTTCAGCAGCCGCTTCGAGCGTGATGAGCGTCTCCCGGTACGTCATGTCCCAGTAGTCCGCTGGTGTTATGCCGGCATAACGGATGCAGTCCCGCATCAACGTGTAGTGGTTTACTTGACCGCTTTTGGTTTTGCTTTCGGTTTGCTTGCCACTTTCGCCAGTTCCTGCGCTTGTAATTTCGCCTGTGCTTGCTTCATAAAAACCGATTTCTCGACCGTCGCGTTGATGGCTTCCCCGATTTGTTCGAACTCGAGGCCGCTTTCAAAAGCATCGTCCAAGATGTCGAGGAAGGCTTCACGCGGCATCAATGCGAAGTCCGCATGACGCTTGAGTAGAATCAGCAAAAGCGTATACATCGGCTTGACTTTTCCGCTTGCGAGTTCTTCCCCGAAAAACTGTTCCATCGATTGTCCGGTCGTTTCTTCGAGTAAATCGAGTTCGCGGTTCTTGAAATGTAATTCGTATTCTTTTCCGTTGAGTTGGATCGTTGCCATTGTGTCGTTCCCCTTTCGCTTTCGCGTATGTGATGCAACAAAAAAAAGGCGGTAAGTTGCCCTACCGCCGTATGTCGTTGTTATTCTGCTGGCACTTTGAGTGGTGCGCCTTGCCCTTGGAGTGTCACGCTGTACGTCGCGACATCATCGTATGGTGCTTCGATCGGAAACTCTGTGACGATGACTGACCCTTCGTAGGCTTTGCCGCTTGGGTACTTGTACCGGACGAGCAAGGATTCCTTGTTCATGAATGCGTTGATGAGTGCGTCGTGCGTCGTGTCGTCTTCCGTGAAGATCCCGTCACCTTCGATGTTCCACGATGAGATGCCGTAATCTTCGAATGACCAACCATCGCTATCTTTCGACGTGAGGTCGATCGTGTCTGTCTCGAAGTTGATCGTACCGCCGCGCTGTCCGCCGACCTTCGTGTAAGCCGGAACTTCCGACGTGCCTGTGTTTACCATGATTAAAAAGTCGATTCCTCGTGCCATGATCAAATCACTCCCTTAATAATTTTAAAGCGGACACGCAGAACGCCATGATAGGTGTTCACATCTCCGCTGTATGATGTGATATTCGTACCTTCTTGTAAGACTGTCTGAAATTCGGGGCGCTGCACGATTACCGAATGTCCTTCACGCAGTGGTAACGGATCGCGCAAGGCATCCTCCATCTTCGCGAGTAGTTTCATCGCTTCCGCTTTCCCCTTTGCTTCCGACCACGCATGGAGCGTGACCGTCGGCTCGAGCCCGTCAAAATCTTTTGCGTCAAACAGCACGCCTGTATATTCACCGATCGTGACGTACGGCAAGGCAGTCCCTTTAGCGACGTAATCGAACACCGGTACACCGACCAGTGCCTTGAGTCGCATCAAGAGCGCCACCTGTAATTCGTATAAGATGCCATTCATTCCATCACCGCCCGGCGAATCGCGGCGTTAAAGACAGGTGCTTCTTCTTCAGCAGCGGGTAGCATGTAGGGTTGCGCTGGCATTTTCCGCGTCCCATACTCCACGAATGGTGCATGTTCAACGGTCGGTGTCACGTTCCCCTCATACCCACCACCCGATACCTTGCCTTTGATACTCGACCGTAATTGCCCCGTGTCGACAGGCGCCAGTCGTTTCGCACCGCTCTCAATCGCCATCGTCGAGGCTTGCACCGCTACTTTGACCTTATTCTTGGTCGCATTATCATAGTTGCGAAGGCGACTAAGCGCGCGGGAAATGTCGACATCCACCCGAATATTAGCCATCACTCCACCTCCTTGGCGTACAGAGCGAGTGTCTCGTCCAGTCCACCTTGCGAAATCAAGGCAGATACGCTGTACGTCTTGCCCTTGTGCCGTACCTTGATGCGCTCGTCGAGGTCGTCCCGATAATCGATGTAGATGATGACGTTCGTATCTGCCGCCACCTTTTGGGCACGCTCATACTCACTGCCGCTCAACACGTCGACATGGGCATCGATGACCTCGTCTGGTGGGCTGTCTCCCGGAATGTAACTCCCTGCCTCGTCATAGCTCCCACCAGTAGACGGGAAGACGAGTGCAATCTCATGCGGTCTGAAATCAAACACGTTTCGTCACCTCGCCCGACATCGGCACAAAGCGGAACCTTCCCGAACCGCCACTGATCACGTTGTCGAGTTCTGTGCCGTACCATTTGAATACGTCCACTTGATCGTAGTTAAACGAGACACTCCCACTCGATTGCGAGAGGACGCCCGCCTTGATGGCATACATCTGTACAGCTTTCGCCAGTTGTAACTTGACCTGTGCGGATAGTTCGACCGTCTCTGCTAGCAACAAGCGGTCATAGGTAAACTCCACGAACAAAGGCAGGACGGCGTCGATATACGCATCGTGAGCCGTCCCTTTGATGTTGAGGAGTGCTTTGACTTGGTCTGTCGTCATCCAGTCACTCCCCTTCGAGGAGTTCGACCAATTCCGCTTTCTTCAAGTCGCTGTATCCTTCTAACCCGCGTTCTTTCGCTTGTTCTTTCAATTCCGCGACAGTGAAATCGTGGAGGTCTACAAGTTCAGAAGATTCTTCCACTTCGTCCGGAAGGTCTTGATCTGACTCATCATTACCCAAGACCACTTCATCTGTTCCCTCTAAATCTTCGCGTTCTTGCTCGTCTATTTCATCGTGCTCAATCTCTTTCGCACGCATCTGCTTGTGTCGTCGTAATAACATTTTGTTTCACTCCTTATGGTGTGATTGTGACTTTTACCGCTTTTGATTCGTCACGGAGGTAGACTGCCGCGAACGTATCGGCTGCAAGGACTGTCGATTTCACGAGGATGTCACGGTCTGTCTCGACATCGACGTCAGATTGTAGGAAGACACCGAGCGCTTCGTCTTTAACAGCGTAAACTGTACCGGCAGCAACACGGTTTGATGGCACAAACTCCACGTCATAGACTTCTTTGATGAGTTTCCCGAAGTTGATGTCCGTCGAAAGCGCGCTTGCCCAGTCTGTCGGGTTGACGTAGAGGTACAACGTGCCTTCTTGGTCTTCACCGAACTTTGCAACGATTTTTGCTACTCCAGCGTTGTTGATGGCAGCCACCGTTTCCGTCGCTGTCGCTGTGTCGAGTGCCGCGAACTTGTCGACTTGCATTTTCGATTGAATCGCGAGGACAACTTGGTCCTCTGCTTCCCCGATTGGATCACCGATACCCGAATTCAAAGCGCGGTCAGTAATTTCTACTGCCTTACCGTATTGGTTGATTGGAACCTTCGCCATGCTTTGCGAGAGTAACGCAGGAACGAGTGGCGTCCCTTCGATCATTTTGATGGCGTCACCGATGTATGCGTATTTCGGAAGTGATACTTCGTCGCCTTTTTCGCTTGCTGGCAATGTATCTTCGCGTACGATTGGATCAAGTACCAATTTGTTTACCAGTTTCGCCATTACTCCTTCGGCGAAGATTCGACCTTTGATGAGGTTTGCTGATGTTGTGAGTGCCATGTGTTAGGACCTTCTTTCGTCATTTTTTATTTTTGAGTGCTTCATACGCGGCAGGGTCGCTCTCTTGCAAGGCAACGCGTTCGCCATATGACATTTCTGCGATGGACTTTTTGGTGAGGGTACTTGGACTCCGGTGCTTCGGATTGCGACCGCCGAGTTGTTCCTCGACCTTCTTCGCCGCCAGTGTTTCCGCGAGTGCCAAAATCGTGTCTGCTTTTGCGTCGATGGCTTGCGGGTCGTCGTCCATGATAAGCGTCTCAAATGATTCTGCGAGGTCAGCCGGGATGCTTTTCGTTGCAATGACGCGGGCCGCGTAGTGTTTGTTCGTCGCTCGTTTAAGTTCGAGTTCCTGACGCTCTTTCTCTGCCGCCCATTCTGCTTTTTCCTGCTCCACTTTCGCACGCTCATACTCGTATTTCTCTGATTCACTCATTTGCGAGGTCTTCAGTTTGTCGAGTTCAGCTTGCGATTCTTTCAGCTTCTTCGTGTAGCCTGTCCGGACTTTATCCGTCTCGCTTTGGACCATCTTCGCGATCATCTGCTCGATTTCGGGTGTGAGTGCCACCGATTCAGCTGGCGTTTCATGTGGTGGTTGTTCCAGGTTCGGTGTTTCCTCTTGCGTTTCGACTGTTTCTTCTGCTTGGTTTTCCATGTGTACTCTCCTATCGAGTTTGCCGCGTCCTCCGCCCCTCGAAAGTTGCAGACGTGACACCCTCACGTATTGTTATTCAGGTGGTGTATCTTCTTCCGGTACTGCTTCACCGTTCTCACGCCGCACATACAGGCGACGGATCGTCAGTGACTTGCCCTCTTCCATCTGCGTGGGCGTGTAAACAAAATCGTCGGGTCGTTCCTGCTCTTCCATGCGAATCACTCCAATCTCGACGCGTACCAGTCTTTGTATGTCGTCTTGCCATTGAATAGGTCATTTGGACTGCGTGCATCGTCGTATTCCGAGCGCCCACGGCGACTGCCGGGCAATCGGTCAACGAAGTTGGTCACGGTCGTACAGCGGCATCGGATGACGTCACTCGCCCCAAGCATCGGATCACCAGGGTAACGTCCCTTTGACCCACCGGGTAGCGAGAAGTAGCCGTCCGCGTCTTGTGTCTTGCCATCCATTGCGCGGTGCCGTTGCCGTGTCCGCTTGTCGAGTGTCGCGAGCCATGCCGTCTCAAATACCAGACCGTCCGCTTTCGCTTGTTCCCGCGAGTCGTGGGAAGCGGTCTCGTAGGCGCGGTGTGTCTCTGTCCATGCGACGAGTACCGAGCGCGCTTGGTCTTTGCCGAGCGTCTCCTTGATGCGTTTCGCCGCCTTGACGTAGCTCTCACCCTGTACGAGTGAATAGGACAACGCTTGCCGCATCTGATTGACCGCAAGTCGTTGATTCTCGCCCAGTCGTTCGTCGAGGACGAGTCCCGTCAGTGATTCCGCAATCATCGCTTGGACTGCCTTTTCATTGACGCCACCGGAGCCAAGGGCTTGTTGCGCTGCCATCTCGAGTTTGTATTGCTGCTCGAAATACCCATGCAAATAAGCGGCCTCTAATGTCTCGTAGAGATACCGCTTGTTGTTGATATAGAGTTGGCTTAACAGTTGTGCCAGTTCCCGCTCAACGTTGCTCAAGCGGTTGTACCGAGTCATGTCCGCTAAGGACAGTTCCCCGTCGCGGCTGTATTGCTCGTACATCGTGGCGATGGTGCGTTGTATGTCACGATAGGCGTCACGGTACAGGACTTTGATGCGTTGCTCGATTTGTTTCTCCGTCGGTGCGAAGGGTGCTTGTTTCGGCTGCAACATGGCATCACTCCGTCACGAATTGACTGGCGGCATCAACAGGTGCATCGGGTACCGCGTCATCCGTCGTGTCTTGATTTGTGTCAATCTCATTTGACCCCATGAATGCCTTGTCTTGTTGTTCCTGCTGCATCTGTTCGAGTTCCTCTTTCGGGTTGTCAATGGCAGAGAATAGACCGAGTCGCGTCTCTTCCGATACCAGTCCAGCGAGCGTCTGTTGCACTTGCGCCTCGTTGAGTAGGTCGAGCGGGAAGTTTTCCGTGAACTCGAGGTACACGTTCAGCGGATCGAACGCATTCCCACGTAATCCCCATACGTTAGCGAGCGCCGTGAACATCTGTAATGTCCCACTCTCGAATTTCCGCTGGAATGTCGTGACTTTGGCATTGAACGGGAATAGTTGAAACTTGAGCGCGACGCCACTGGAATTGCCTGTGAATGCCTCGTCCCGTAAGTTCGGTGTCTTCGTAAAGCGATAGAAGTCGCTGACAAGATGCGTGAGTAGATTCTGCCGCGCTGTGTCGTTGATGTCCTTCGTGATGAAGTAGACCTTGCCACCTGCCGGGACCATGAACGCCCCATTCGCCCGCGCTTCTGTCAAGTCTTCCGATGAAATTTGTCCACCTTCGAACGCCATGTATGCCAAGCGTTGTGCCGTGTCTTCTGACAGCGAGTTTGATAACACCTCGTCGATGCCGTCGATGATCGGCAACACCTTATCGCAATCGCCCTGCAACTCCGAATTGTTCGGGTAGCCGATGAGCGGGACGGCTTGAAATACGTTCAGCTCGTCCTCGACTGGCGTGTATTCGCCATCCGTCTCAAGAAACGTCACGATCCGCTGTGCCGTGTAGACGTCGACTTTCAAGTCCTCACCGTCTTGATACATGCGCAGACCAGCGGTTGGCTCTGTCAGTTCCCCGATGAAGATGCAGTCATATGACGGGACGTTCATGACCCGTTCGCGTAATTCCTCATCGATGTAGAGCAAGCGGACACCATAGCCTGTGATAGCCGACCACTTTGCCGTCTCGCTGTCGAGGTCTTGGATGCGATTCAAGCGATTAAACCGTTTGAGTACATCATTCGCCGCTTCTGCTTCCGGCATCTCGCTGTCATAGCTGTAGGCAATCGGGACACCTGCGAAATACCCAATCTTTAAATCGACCGCTTCACTGATGTAGTCCCCTGCGACGCGGCTGTCGAACGCCGTCTGAATCGGCAACTCTTTCGTCATCGCCGGGATAAACTTGCCATTTGCCTTGTACCGCTCATACATCGCTTTCATGTGCGTGCGGCGTGGTCCGAATACTTCGATGAGTTCTGCGACCAGTGCCCCGTCGAAATCATCTTCCTCGAATCGTTGCATATACTCTTGAAATGCCGTCTCCATGTCTTACCTCCTAGTACAGACGCACGGATGCCCCGAACGTCGTCAATGTCATATCGCCCTCTAGGGCGTATCGTGTGCTATCGATCGTATGGTTGTCCTTGTCCTCCAGTCGAGGCAGGACGTTGCCGTCACGATCCGTCTTGTAGTCGATGCTCTCGAACTCGCGGGCAATGTTCGGCGTGCGTTGCGGGTCAATGACGATGGCAGTCAGTTCGTCGAGCCACTTCTCGCCATGCTCCACGCTACCTGGACCTTTCTTCGCACCGATGATGCGTCTTATGCCGAGTTCCCGTAGTTCCGCGATGGATTTCGGCTCACTGCTATCCGCGATGATGGTCTCACTGTCCCATCCCTTCATGCGAATCATGTCCGCGAGTTGCCGGTTACTGATCTTGACGCCATAGATTTCCCCGACGGCATACAGGACGCGCTTGCGTTTATCAAAATGCCACGCCACGACCGATGCTGGGTCCGTCGCATATCCCCAGTCCAAGCCATACTTGATGTTGTCGAACACGCGGTATTCGTCGTCCGTGATCGTGCGGAACATGAGGTTCGTGAACGGCACGACACCCGAACCAATCGGTTCCCCGAGATATTCCCAGCGGTAGCGGAGCGGATTGCGTGCTTTCATCGCCTCCGCTTCCTCGATGAACTGCTTCGAGATGTGCGGGTTATCGAGGTATGTCGAAGCATGGACGAACGTGTTAGCGGGCTGTAGGACGCTCTCATACTTCTTATTGACCCATGACTGCTTTCGTTTCGGCGGGTTATAGGAGAAGAAGAATTTATAGAACAATCCGTTTCCTAATTCGCCACGCAGTAAAGAGTTGGTGATGGTCGTGATTTCGTCTTCTGTTTTGAATTCAGCGGCTTCTTCCACCCAACCAAACGCAAACGGGAAGTTCGCAGACTTTAAAGACTTGATTCGCTCTGGTTCCTGCGCCCCGCGAAACACCATGTAGTTCCCACGCGGGGTATAAGTAATCCGCATCGGTGACTTGTTGACCTTGAACAGATGGCTCACGTTCGATAGTTCAATGGCCCATTTCATCTGCTCAAAGATGGATAGCTCGATTGTGTTGTCAATCTTACGAATGCCGATTGCATTAACGGGATAGCGCATGAGCAATTGCGTCATGATGATGGCGATGTCCGAAGACTTACCGGACCCGCGACCTCCTTTTTCGATGATGTTGAGGATACTTGGATTGATTGCCGCTTTCCAGCTATCGTGAAATGCTTTCGGTAACAATTCCGATAAGCGAATCTGTTTCGTCATCCACCCTCGCCACCAATGTCATCAATGAACTGGACAGCGCCCGTCACCTGCACCTCTTGGCGATCCGTGAACAACTTGTAATACTTGCCGAGGATTTCGGCAGCGCGAATCTTTTCGGCGTTGGTCGGTGGCACTTGCGATACTCGTTGAGCACCTTGACCGATGCCCACGAGCGCTGTCCCTTCTTCTTCCCCTGCGATGATACCCGTCAGAAGCCGCAGGACGTCGTCTTGAGAGGCGATGAGTCCCGTGGTCTTCTTCGCTAATCGTTCATCCAAGTAAGTGCGAATGACAGGTTTTGATAGGTTTTCCACTCCTGTTTGTTTCGCTGTCTTTTCACTATACCCAGCCCGTATCGCCGCCTGTGTCGCGTTTAAGTCAACCAAATACTCATCACAAAACAATTGTTGCTTCGGTGTCATCCTTGCCACTTCCTCACCCCCTCTCTCTTATGCTCTCCAGCCAACCGACTAGGACGATCCCCATCGGCTCGTTGCAAGGCATAAAAAAAGACGCCGGTTAGGGCGTCATTTCATTATAATCAACGCAGAAAAACCTTTCTCGTTTGAAGAATATTCAATATCAACCACTTCGTAGACGTTTTTAATATCGTCTAAATTTTCATTTATGCTCAACGCGAATTTATGTTGGCACTCACTAAAAACAAATCGAGTATAAATACGTTTCCCCTTGCGGACGACTTGCCTTTTCATCGAACCTTCGCTTCCTATTGCAATTCCCAAAAATATACTCACAACCATCCCGATAGACAACATAATAACCTCAGACCAAAACATATAATCCCTCCTTAAAACAGCCACATAATCGCTTTAGCTGTTAACGCCATTAATAACGCCGCTCCACACCCTAAGATGATGACGGCTAAAAAACCACTGATTTTATCGTTATTCATGTTCAATTCCCCCTCTTATTCCTTCACTCCAGGAGGCTCGCCCCTGTCCAACGCCAAGCGGTACACCATATGACTCTCGTTTTTCCTACGTCCATCGCAATCCTCAAAGCAGATAATCGCTGTATCACTAAACAACGTGGTGATCACACCACTACGGTTCGGCAAATTATTGTACGTCGTCTTCACGCGGTCATGCAGTTTCAGTTTGGACATGTGCCTTGCTCCTTTCGTGTACTCCAAGCAATGGGCGGTACCCACTGGTTGCAAGACACGAAAAAACCGCCTGACACCACGGCAGACGGTTTCTATTTCCTTTACGCTAAGGCAGGTGCTCGGACAAATTCACGCAATCCATATAACTACGCCAATAGTGTTACTACATACATTGCTCTAGCTTATCCTGCAAACAACGCACGACCACTCCGCCCTATTACGACGACCCGGAAGTCTTTGCTATGTGTGTGGCTGCGTCATGCGCTGTTGGCAAGGGATAAACGTGGTGTCATGCAAGGGATGGATGACCCGGCGCTTATCCGGTGTGGATTTGTACAGTACAAGCATACCGCAGAAAAACGTGCTATTCCTCTCCAATTCCTTCATTTTTCCTTCACCTAAAAAGACGCCCCGAAGGACGCCCGAACAAAATCATCTTTACTTCTTCGATACAAGTTCTAGTTCCAATTCTAATGCTGTTGCGATTTTGATGAATGTATTTAACTTTGGCATGACGATATCACGCTCGATTCTTGCAATGGACGACTGCTTCAATCCTGTAAGTTCTGCCAAATCTCGTTGTGATAGCCTTTTTTCTTTACGACGTTTCACCACCTCGACGACTAAATCGATTTCAATCAAATCCTTTTCATCTAGTGATTCAAATTCGCGTTTTAACGATTTCCACTGTTTGTCTTTTGTCATATCTAACTCTCTCCCTTATCGCTTCTGACGATGAATCATAAACCCGCTCGAACCCGTATTTGCTTGGTGCACGACATTAGTGGGAATCATCGTTCTAAGCGGTGGATTATATTTAATTGCATGACGCTGTTTTTTTATTTCGTGATATTCGTCAAATACTGTGCGCACTTTTTTGACAACTGACTCGTATATGGCTTTAATCGTTTCAACCACTTTACGTGCAAAACTTTTAAACGCTTCAAAAATCCTAACGGGGTCAATTATCATTCGTTTTTTGTCCTCAAGGCGAATAAGATCCTTTGCCATCTTATTGATTTGACGCCGCGACACATAACCCACTTTCACGCTACGAATCTGTTTTTCTGCTAATTTGAGACGTTTTCGTTTTTTGGCTCTTTGTTTCATCCCGTTGCCTCCTTGTGCTTTTTTAGTTCCGCCTCATCCAACCACCGATAGACCACAGACTGGCTGACTCCGTACCGTGATCCAATCACCTTTGCCGTGAGGTCGTCAAGGATGTACAACGTATAGAGCGTGTCCTCGTCCGGTGGCTGTACCTTACGTCGCTCGTGCACGCGTTGCTCCCATGACTTCACGATCCCTGCCTTGCCGAGCCAACGTTTGACGGTCGTCGGGCTGACGCCATATCGTACCGCGATGTCCACTTGACGATAGGACTCCGTGATGTAGAGCCGCCACAGCATCTTGTAGCCGGGTGATGGGACGTGCTTGCCTCGTGTCGTGCCTCCGTTGCTCGCCCGGATGATGCGGTAGATCGTGATGGTGCTGACGTCGTACCGTGCCGCGATGTCCCGTTGGTGCATGCCTTGCCGCCACAGCTGTAGGATGCGTGGATGTTCCGTTTGTGCTATCTTCCCCATGTGCTCCCTCCTAAAATAACTTCTCCTGAAAATCCCCCTGTGCGATCTCCCGTTCCATGTTCCGCCGGATTGCCTCGAAACGCGCCTCCTGTGCGTCGTCCCATGCGCCGTGTACCTCGACATCCCCTTGCATCACCCAAACGCGTGAGCGACTAACGACGTGCCCCCGTTGCAGGTATTCGCTGTTCTTGCGGTGTTTGCCCCATGACGTGAAGTGAAGCGCATCGCCCTCGACGTCCAACTGTCCGAAAATCCGTTCCTGATCCCGCGTATAGGTCGCGGCGTACTGTCCGTCCTGCATCATATCCCTCCAGTGGGGAGTTGCCTCCCCGTTCATCCATCGAAATCAAGGTTTTATCGGTTGATCAATCGCCCATTTCTTTTTCCATAACATCGTCAAATGCTTGAAGTGCTTTACTCAAAGCACGTTGGAAATCATGCGTTGTCTTGGGTTTAGAATCATCATTACCGCTTGTTTTGATGTTCGTGAAGTTGAAATACATATCCGGTCTCACCCGCATTGTTATAATTTCACCTTTTACCGATTCGTCTGTCTTAATTTTTCTTTGTACCAGTGAAAACATGTTCATTTTTCCACCCCTTAAAATTTACTTTTTATCCCGACAAGCGCCGAGGAGCGCATGCCCCTCAGTACCCGTCTCCGAAATGGTCGTGAATGATGCCGAGCAACTTGTGCTTGATGCCGTAGTACGTGTTCGTGCTGTAAATCTTCATCATCTGCATGACCGCCTCGTCCGTGCGGTAAAACTTCGGATCGTACAACAAGTCCCACAACTCACGCTGTTGGTCATCAATCAACTCGACGTAAATCCGGTGCAGGATGTTCAACCGCATCGCAAGGACTTCAATTTCACTCTTTGCCATCGCGTACCGCTCGACCTTACTGCTCGGCGCCTGGTGCGTCTGGACCTCACTCGGCACGTACCCCGGCGTCATCTTCGTCGCGGCAAGCTCTGCCATCGCGGTCTTGCTGGCGATACGGCTTGGAAGCGTGAAATACTCTTTCAAGTGCTTGCCCGCTGCCTTGCGTTGCCCCTTATCCAGTCGTGTCTCGAATAGCCGCTCCTGCATCAATACCCCTCCATGATTCGAACGTAGTTACGTGCGTTTTTCTGCTCGTACATCCCGATGATGTCCGTCTCCGTGTAGCCCAGTCGCTCCAAGATCAGCGACCACGCCGCGAGCATGTGGTGTTTGCGTTGCCCCTGGAACATTTGCAGGTAGAGGGCGTCGAGCGTCTCGTCCTGCCGTTCGTAGGACTGCCGGTCGAAGATGGCTAAGTCGTACTGATGGGCGTGCTGGTTTTCCTTGTAGTCCGTCATGAGCAGGGAGCAATAAAAGTGCAGCCAGTCAATCGCTTCCTCGAGCACCTTCTCCGGATCCATGCGCTTGTTCGACCAATACTTGAACGTCTTCGTCTCGTTGATCATCTCGCCGGCTTCGACGAGGAGGGAGATTTCGCGTTTTGTATGCAACTCGTATTGGAACTCGTGCGGCGTGATGCCCTTGTCTTCGCAGATGTGGCGGTCAAGGACGACTTGCTTGGCACAGATGTCTTGGAGTGTCTGGAAGCTGATAATGAGCGGTTGCGGTTCTTGGTACGTCATATGTGTCGGCTCCTTCTATGTGTGGGATTTTCGTCGCGGTACTTCTTGATTTCGGCTACCTTCAGCCAGTGATGCACCGTCGCCGGGCTCACGTTGCATTCGTAGGCGATTTCCTCTTGCGTCAGGTCGTCAAGGATGTACTTCTCGTACAACTCGTCGTCCGTCAAGGTCCGAGAAACGTTCGTCTTGCGCGTCTTTTTACGATTCTTATACAGGTATTCTCCAATCGAGACCTTGCGCCATAAGTCACGCACGTCCAGCCCGATGGAATTCCCGTAGGCTTGATGAGATAGTTTCGTTCGCTTGTAGTCGAGATACAGGGCGATGAACTGCTCGTCCGTCTCGATCGGTAACGTGAGTTTGGTCGTTTCCATGATGATGCCTCCTAGTCATCTAGCTGATTGACGGGGTGATGAGTTCGTTTTCCTGGTTAATAATTTTCGTCGATCATGGTTTTTACAACATCCATTTGTTGGTGAGAAATCAACGTCTGCCGTTGGCTGTAATCCAAGTTGTGCCATCCAGTGTGCACTTCTCCATTTTTGTGGTTAAATGCAATTATGACGTTATCGAGTTCGCCGTTATCAGCCATCTTAAGCAGTTCATGCAGTAGGTTGTGAACGGAATCTACTTTTCTGAGTGGTATAATTTTAGCCATCGTTCGCACTCCCTTAATTTGTTTGCACCGCATCCAACCAATCCACCGCGCATCCATTCGTCGCCGCGATCTCCGTCCCGTGTGCCTCGAACGTCGCCAGTGGGATGCTCGCCCGGTTGCTGTATTTCGTCCAGCCATCCCACGCGCTCAGGAAGGCGTCCGGCGGTAGCAGGTACATCTTGCCTATGTCACTGAATCGAACGAGCAGGAAGGTGGTCGTTTGGAGCCTGTCGAGCGTGCGCATCGTCTCCACTTGGTGCGGCTTGATGTTCTTCAGCGGAAAGCTCTTGCCTTTCGTCTGCTTGGCTTCGAAGAAGATGCCTTTGCCCCCGTCAATCGTCCCGAAGTAGTCCAGTCCGTTCGCTTCGGCGTAGATGGTCTTGACGATCTTGCCTGCCTGCCCGCGGATTGTCTTCACACTCGGCTCACTCTTGAATACGAGCGCCTTGCCTTGCAGCTTGTACACGTGATTCGCCTGTTCGATCATCATTTCGAATTGCTTGCCTGCTTGTTGTGCTGCACGCGCCATTCACTCCACCCCGTTCCGATTCATCGTTACCAAAAATTTATCTCTTCCACATCTTTCAAAAGTTTCGTGATTTTTTCTTCGGTCATACCGCCGTTTTTAGCATGAAAAGATAGCGCTTCAAGCAACACGCAATTTTGGTTGTACCAAACAGAACTCTTTTTTCTCATCTCATCCAATTGCTTTTCAAAAGACCACGCTCTCTCCTTGTCGTTCATCTCGTTCACTCCCTCACAGTTCGTCATCTCGAATTGCTTGCCTGCTTGTTGCGATACCCGCGCCATTCTTGCCACCCAACCTTTCGTAATTCCTCGTATTCGTAGGCGATGAAATCACCGTATTGCCAGACGCGCTGTGTCTCTCCTGTGTCCTTCTCAATCCGGTACAGTGTCTTGCCTCTCAGCAGACACGGCGCTTCATGGTGCCCCCACGTAGCGCCGTGTCTGCGTCTCCCGGCATTCCAGTGTGCTGATGACCGGTGTCCATCCTTCGAGCCGGTAATAATTGAGTGCGTCGCGCCATGTCAGTTCCCGGTGCGTCCCTTTGCGTAGGTTGTAGACGTCGAGCTTGCTTGCGAGGGACAGCTGCAGGTCGCCCCGCTTGAGGACGATCCGCCCGCCGTACTGCTCCAGGTAATCCATCAACTGTTTAAATTGCTTGACCTTCGTCATTTTCATAGACCCGAACCTCCTTGGTATTCGAATATGAGTGCATAGATTGTCGCGTAGGGTAAGTCCTCTTCGTAGATGGCGAGTAACTTCCAGCCGGATCCATTGTACGAGGCGATGACCTTGTCCCGTCGCGTCTCACCCCTAGCCCGTTTGCTGACCCGTGTGCCGATCGGTGGCGTCAGTTTCGAGCGAGGACTGGGTTTGCGTCGCATGCGTGGAGACGACGTAGCCGCGAGTTCTCGTTGCGCAGTTGCATGTTCTCGATCAGCAGCTCCTCGTACGTCTTCAACTTTTTTGGCATCGTCGGCGCCTCCAGTAATGGGTCAGGCGTGCCGGCTCCTTCGTACTGGATATTCTTCGCGCCCGTTTGTTCAAGCAGTTCGTATACGCCCGCCTCCGTCATGTCGAGTGCGTTCGCGATGTAGTGAAGCGGTCGGTCGTCCATGTAGAGCGTCAGTGCCGTGCGCCGACGGCGTTTCAGTTCACGCGGCGATGGGTTCATAGGACTTCCTCGATGACAAAACGGACTTCCGTCTGTTTGACGAGTTTACCGCCACGATCGACCACATCGAACTTCGTCTTGACCCGTGCGTTCTCAATCTGATTGGCGACGAAATGGACCCACTTGTCGTTGCGGATGTCCCGTTCTTCCGTCTCCTGCTTCACTTCTGCGATGGCTTCTGTCATGTCTACTTCCTCCTTTGCGAGATGGGCGATCGTGTAGTTCTCTGCGAATCCGTCGCTTTCCGTCGTGACGGCGACTTCTTGGGCGGCGAGCGATGGTTGGTCAACGTCCGTCTCTTTCGCAGCTTCTTTATTTTCAACAACCTTCTTTTTACTTTTGTTCGCCGCTTTAGGCTTGCTTAGTTCCACCCCAAGTTCACGGGCTAGTTTCCCCACGTAACTAGCACTAATGCCTAATTCCGTTGCGATTTGCTGACGCGTCAGCCCCTCTTTCGCGTAAACCATAAGGCGTTCGCTTCGTTGTTCGATTTCCAAAGTTTTTTGGGAAGGTTCTTTTTCTACCGGTTCCGGTTGTGAGTTGTTCACGACTTCTTGGTAAAGTCCGTACGATTCAAGAACTTGTTTCACCATCCGGTAGTTCGTTTTCGCCAATTGCCGAATCTCGATCAACGTCTTCCCTTCGCGCGCCCAGTTAGCCATCGCTTGGTTTTTCCGCTCTTCTTCCGCTCGCAACTCACTTTCATCAATCTGCTTAGAAACGCGCTTGAACCTGCTGATTAATGTACCTGGCGTCATATTCAAGTCGCGTTCTATGGCATACCGTGTATCTCCGTCTTTTATACGAAGCAATAATTCTTCATCGGTGATGGTACCTACCTGCGCATCTTTCCCTTGCTTCCGCTTTACCGGCTGCACGCCACTGGAGAAAATGACTTCCTCCACGTGCGCCAGTGTTAAGTTGTCGACGGCGGCAATCTGTGCGGCGGTCATGCCGCGTTCGTAACGTTTGAGGATCAGCTCGCGTGTCATGACGGGTCCTCCTGTTCGAGAAGGTGCGGATGTTCGTAGATGTTGCCGACGACTTCGCACCATTCAGACCAATCACCCAATCTGATATGGAACTGATCGTAATCCCATTCAACTAACTCGTTGTAAGGTGAGCCCCATTCCGATTCATCCCACTTCAAAACATCGCCTTCGAAAATCTCAACGCCGTTCTTATCTTTGATTCCGGTGTATTGCGTCACGTCGTATTCCGGATTATCAATAAACTCACCCAGTACATACTCACGAATGAGGTCATCTTCGTGGAAATGTTCATATACCTTGTCCCATGCTCGAAACTTGATCTCGCGCATTGTTTCTCCCCCTTAAAAGTTGAATTTCGCCAGTCGGTAGTCGTCCCCGTACATCTTCACGATGTCGGCATCGTCGAGCATCCGGGACCAGTTCCGTTGTCCGATCCGCGCCCGCAGGTCCTTGCCGGTCAGGTTCGTCGTGTAGATGGTCGGTTTCCCCATCCGGGCGTCGAGGACTTGGAACAGGACGTCGTTGCTGAACGTGTCCGTGTCGATCGTCGTCTTGCTGCTGTCCGTGTATTTGACTTGCTCCGCCCCGATGTCGTCGAGGACCAGAAGCGTGACGTCGGCTAAACTTGTGATGATGTCGTCCTGCGACCCTTCGTTACCGAACGTCCCTTTGATTTTCGTCAAGAGGCGAGGAAGCGAGATGAAGACCGCACTCTCGCCCTTCTCTTTGACCGCGTTGACCGTCGCCATACTCAGATGACTCTTGCCTGTCCCGTAGCTTCCGGAGACGAGCAGGGTGCCTTTTAAGTCGCTTGCGAATTGTTGGAATCGTGCTTTTGCTTCCGTGAGTTCCGGTGACGTCGCGTCATATCCCTCGAACGTCGCGTGCAGCAGTTTGTCGTTGATCGTCGAGCCGGAAGAAAACGTGTCCTCAAGCTTGCGCCGGATCATGCGTTCCTCGTTCTCGACGGCTTGCCGGGCGATGGCCAGGTCCTCGCATTTGCATCCCTTGACGGCTTCGAAGTATTCGCCGGCTTTCGGTCCGAAGGCATATTGTTGCCGCACGACCTCGATGTCCTGCCCGCATCCTTGACAGGTGCGCTGGGCGAGGATCTCTTGCGTGAGGTTGTATATCGTGATTCCTGTAATTGTTTTCATGGTCTCGCCTCCTAGAAGGGAAGGTCTTTCCCGAATGTGGGGTCGTATTCGCTGTGGTCCGGTGTCGAGAACTTCCGCTCGACGTGTGTCTCGTTCAGGTAGCTTTCAAACTTCGTGCCGAACAGGGTCTCTGGGCGGATGAACTTGCTCATCTTCGGATCGTTCGACCAATCCCGGATCTTGTTGTCGATGACCTGCTTGAAGTCGTCGAGGGTGAACTTGTCGTTCAATCGTGCGTTGATGAGGGTTCGGGTCGATCTCGTCGATGCCTTATATTTTTTGCCTGTCTTCGAGTTGAGATAGTCAATGATGTCGAGGTGTGTCGTCGAGGCTTGCTCGACAATGGGTTTATCTGTCGTAGTCTCTGATGTAGTCTTTGTTGTAGTCTCTGTTAAGGTTTTTAACCTTTCGTCAAAATGGATTTCGACCTTTGGGTAAAATGGATTTTCACCTTTGGGTAAAATGGATTTTGACCTTTGGGGAAAAACGGAATCAATGACGTGTTCCGGGTGAAGATGGATGTGGACCGTCGGTGATCCGTCGAACTTGAACAGCTTCGTCTCGATGAAATCCTTGTCGACCAGTATCTTGATGGCCCGGTCGAATTGCTTCGGTGTGATGCGAATCTCGTCGTACCAGTCCGCCCGTCCTTTGGCGAGCCATAACTTGCCTTCCTTCTGGACACGGAGTTTGGAACGTCCGTCTTTCGATGGGAGATGCCAGTACACGATTTGACCGAGGAGGATGCCGGAGAGTAAATCCCCGGTCATGTCCACGTAGGTCTTTTTCACACGGAACGCGTCTTCTGCGAACCGTTCGATGGCGAGTAATGATTGTAGGTCTTCCATTTCGCTTCACTCCTTTAGAACGGTAAATCATCATCAGAGAGGTCAATCGAACTACCACCTGAGAACGGATCAGCACCGAAACCACTTGCCGGCTTATCCTGCTTCACTGGTGCTTCCTGACGTGGTGCCGATGGTTCACTGTCCTTCTTCGATTCGAGGAACCGGACGCTGTCTACGACCACTTCTGCTCGGTAGCGTTTCTGTCCGTCCTTGTCGTCGTAGCTGCTGATCTGTAAGCGACCCTCGACTCCTGCGAGTGAACCTTTCTTGAGGTACTGGGCGACGCTCTCTGCCTGTTTGCGCCATACCGTGCAATCGATGAAGTCTGCTTCGCGTTTGCCATCCTGCCCAGTGAAGGGACGGTCGCAAGCGAGAGTGAAGCGTGTGACGGCGATGCCTGACTGGGTGTATTTCATTTCCGGATCTCGTGTAAGGCGTCCTACTAATACAACTCGGTTAATCATGATGTTGCCTCCTAGTTTTTATTGTTCAATGTCTTTTCTGTGATAGTTCCGTACAACAAGAATGGCTTGTTCAGATGAAACCTTAATCTCTGAGTCGCAATCATCATTTGTAACCCAGAGATTAAGTTGAGGGTGTTTTTCGATGCTAACCACTTCGTAAAGACCCTTCTTTTCATTTAAGCGAACGACGTCATATGGCAAGAAAATCATTCCGTCCACCTCCCGAGCGCCCTTAGCGGACGCTCTTTTCGTAGTCTTGGTGTTGTAAAGCGTTCTCGCGTTCTTCTTCCAAGCAGACGTTGCAGACGAGCTGTCCGAACACGTCGCGGTCACCGCCGAAGGGAATCATCTGTTGGCAGCGGGAACACTCTTCAAGCTGTTCGTATTCGTCCATCATCTTCATGCCGATTCCTCCTTGTTCGCCTCAGCTGCTTTTTTAATCGCGTCTTTCAATTGTTCAAGCACTTGTTTCGCGTCTGATTCAAGCATGTCGCTCGTCATGTGATAGCTGTCGTACACCGCTTTAGGCTCAATCCCTTTGTGACCAGCGAGCGTTTTACCAAGTTTAGCGAGCGTGTTAAGCATGTCTGTCGTCGCTTTCTTCGGTTGTGGTTTGTTCGCTTCCACCTTCTGTTGGAATGAATCCGGGTCATCTTTGTCCGTTGCGATGTTGAAGGACTTCAAGATGAAGTATTTTTCCGCGTAGGTAGCGAGCTTTCCGATGCCCTTCTCCCCGTTGTCAACGCCTTGTCCTTGCCATAACGCTTCCTCGCGATCCGTTGGGTCGTCTGCATTGATCCAGGTGAACCGCATATCTGCATCGGTCATGAACTGGAGCGCTCCTTTTGCTGTGTGGAACTGCGTGACACGTTGCGAGATGATTTCCTGTTTGAGCAGGATGCCGAGGTCGTTCATTTTCTCCATGACGGATGAGAGTGTTTGGCTACTTCCGACATATTGATACTGTGGTCCGCTTGCTGCCTTTTGCAGATAAGGCACGGCTTTGCGTACTTCGATGAGCTTCTGCTGCAGGTTCATTGGCTTCTGTTCACTCATGTCCGTTCCTCCTCTTTTCGATAAAGTGGCATCACGATATAATTCGGGTCGCCTTCGTTGTTATGGCTCCAGTTCAATGCCGATGAGTATGCGCCGTCGTAGGTTTTCCATGCTTCAATCAGTTCCAGTTCTTCTTCCGTCTCTGCGTTCGGATCACCGTAACAAACGCCCCATGCATCCGCTTTTCGTTCACTCATGTCCGTTCCTCCTTATTTGATTTGTAGGTTCGTCTTCGTCACCAGTCGGGCGCCGTCGATGGCTTCCCCTGCTTTGAGTAGCTTGCCGATGGCCGTCTTGTCCGGCTCTTGCACCGTCTTCGTGCGCAGGAGTCCGATCGGGAGGGCTTCGGTGTCCGTGATCTCGACGCTGTCACTCTTGCGGTAGGACACCGTGTACAGTGGCGTTTCGAGCTTTTTGATCCCTGCGACCTGCAAGGACTCGTCGACGTACGTTTTCAGCCGTTCTGCTTTCGTCTCGTACACTTTGCGTCGTGCCGCGAGGCGTTGTTCCTCTGCCTTGAGTGCAGCCGCGTCGTTCAGGAACTTCTGCCGGAAGTGGAGCACGCTTTCCGTCTTGACTTCGAGCGCCTCGTCGAGTGCGTCGAGGGTGTCAGCAATGACGTCCGCGCCTTCCATGTCCTCAAGGTCGTAGCCAGTGAGCGCGTCGAGCAATGCCTGCTTCTGAGCGGATAGGTGGTATAGGGTTGTCATAAGGAAGCTCCTTTCGGTACATCTTCGATTGGAATGCAACGGTCAAGTTCATCCATTCTCGCTCGCATCGTGACCGTGTCTCCGCCCATCGTCATTTCCTCAGCAAGCATTTCCTCGGAATTGAATCGAACTTTGCACCAAATGCCTCGAGACAAGAATGCCCCGACCCATTCGTTCGGTCGTGCCAACATCTCAGCGCGAACGTCGAACGGCTTTTGGACGTACCAGGTTTGCTGTGTGATGTCATTGAAAAAAGCGGTTGATTCTGAACCGTTGCTTTCGCTACCGAAGTAGAAGAACAATACGTCACCTTTCATGTAGTAAGTGTGACCAGTTGAGTTGAATACATGCTTTCCATCCATCAATTTCGAGATTGCCTCTCGTCCGCTGATTGCTTCGAATACTTTTGAATCCATTTCCATCGTCGTTTCCTCCTTAGCGTCCGAGATCCCGGAGAATCTCCATCGCTTCATTTGTGAGTCCTTGCAAGGCCGCGTGTTGCTCATCCGTCAAGCTGAGGGCGGCGTGTTCCGCGGTGAGTGTTTCAATCAGGGTGACGAGCTTCGGTTGCGCCTCTGCGACTTCCGTTGCCCGTTCTGCGAGGGTTTGGAGTGTCATAACGCCACCACCTTTTTATCAATCGATTCCTCTGCGCCGAGGAACAGGTTGTTCTGCTCGTCGAGTGCTGTTTCGATCGTGTACAGTTCGTTGTGCACCTGCTTGAGGAAAGCGTGCACCGGGTGATTCGCGTCGAGTTGGTAGGCCGCGTTGGCGAGATGTTGATAAGACGCTGTGAGCGCCGAGTGGATCGCATCGATGCGTACCGGACCCTTGCTGACCAGTGCCATGATTTCAGGCGTCGTCTGGACGATGGCGGGTAATTGGCGGTTGATGGTGTGTGTCGTGACCATATCGTTTCCTCCTCGTGCGGAGCGTGGTATACTCATAGTGTTGAGTTATGAGAGCACCCTTACTCCGGTATGGGTGTTTTTTATTTGCCGTAAATCCTTTTGACCTCTTGCCAGTTGCCGATGAAGACGAGGACTGCGATGATGCTGCCGATTAGAACCACGGTTCGTCGTACCTTTTTTCGGAGTAGACCGTCGCCGCGAAGACCAGGAACAGAAACATTTCACCGAACGTTGTGAAAATCCAGAAGGAGATGGGCATCAGCTCACCTCGTCGAGCAACTTGCTCATGAAGTAGATTTGACCTTTGCCGGTGACTTTCGTCGTCCGTGTGATCCGTACCGTGCCATCGGGATTCTGTACCGTGCGCTCCGTAACCTCGAACCATCCACGATCGACCGAGTATTGCGTCGGTTCGTTGTAGTGTGCGTTCTTCTTACCGAGGTAGCCGTTTTCCCGCATCCAAGCGAACAAGCGACTCTGACCGATGCTGACACCGTTCTGACTGATGAGTTTTGCGAGTTGTCCGACTAAGATGCTCGTCTGACTCGTTGACACTGCATCCGCGAATAGGACTTTCGGGCGTTGGGCTTCGAGTTGTGTAGCAGCGACTTCCTTCTCGTGCTGGAGTCGTTCGATTGTCGTTTGGGCGATCAGTAAGCCACGTGCCATGATTTCTTCCGGTGACTCGTCGTGACGGGCGATCATGTAGCCGCCGTCTTTACGGATTGAAGGGAGAACTTCTTCATAAACCCAATCTTGGAAACGTTCAGCGACTGGACTCTGATCCGCTCTCATGATGACTTGATACAATCCGGCTTCATTGACGGTTACTGCGTTTCCTTGACGACCTAAGTTATTCTTAGACCGATACTTTTCACGCACTCGCTTCGCCACTTCACTTGGATTCGATAACTTCAATGCCTTACATACATCTGCTAAAACGAACAGTGGTTGCTCCGGCGTGCCGACGACACGGACTTCGTTACCTTCAAATACCTTCGTGAGTTGATTCATCATTTTGCCTCCTTGTTTTCTCGCTTACGCACTTCTGACAACTTCATGCTGATAAACGCTGTTGCCGATACACCGTGTTCAGCAGCTTCTTTCACAACCCATTCGTGAATACTTACTGGCATGCGAAGGTTAAGTCGCTTCGTATTCGTTTTTTCCATGTGTGTGCCTCCTTATTTTTGTTTGCTGATCAACCACGCATCGAGATCGTCGCGGTGATAGCGGACACTGCGGTTGTAACTGGACGCTTTGAGTTCGCCGTCCTTTCGGGCGTTGTAGAGTACGAACTGGGAAAAACCCGTGTACGTTTGTGCTTCCTTCCCGCTCATCCAGACTTTCGGTGATTGCGTTGCCAGTGCTTCGGCAATTCGCTCGTCGATGAGTGTCGTGAGCTGTTCCGGGGTAAAGGACAACATGACAACTTGTTGCATTGTGTTACTCCTTTCTATACGATTAAAATGAATTTATCCATTAATTTCGTACCTCTTCTTCAAAAAAAAGTTCCTCCACTGTCGTATGAAGAATTTTTGCGATTGTTAGTGCTTGTCCGACGTAGATGTTTTGAACGCCGGATTCCATCAAGCTGATTGTTGCTGATGTCTTATAGCCAAGTTTTCGCGCGATATGGACTTGGGTGATTCCCATTTCCTCACGGCGTTTCTTCATGCGATCACGCCCTGCTATCGTCATGCTGTCACCTCCTTGTTCGTTTCTGTACCCTAACTATATATCCATTATTTTCGTATGTCAACGAATTTATTCAATATTTTCGTATTTTCTTTTTCGATTCGTAAAATATCCAATTTTTATGTAGAATAAAGGTGCATGGAATCGTCCACGCCTTTAGGATAGTATTTATAGAGGGAGAGGGACTTAATATGGAGACAACGTATAGGAGTGAGATCGAGTTAATGGAGACAATGGGAGATCGGATTCGCATGTTGCGAACGGAAACAGGTATGACTCAAGTCGCTGTTGCGAAAAGATTGCAGGTTAAACCGACGACGTATAACTCGTGGGAGAGAAATGCTTCCATGCCGAAACACGAAAAAGTGTTAGAGTTGGCCGACTTGTTTGAGACTACATTGGATTATATGTATGGAAGAACGAAGGATAGACGCGTGACATTAGATGAATACAAAATGGAACAGATGGTCGACAATAAGATTTTACGCATATTAGGATTGTCGAAGGAAGAAGTGGCAGCATTGAGTAAAAAAGACTTTGATCGCATCATCGATTATACGAAGCTTGTGATCCAAGCGCATGAAAATGAATTAAAAAACAAGGACACCGATTAACGGCGTCCTTTTTTCTATGTCCATTTAGATGAATAGTGTTTTTCGCGCTGGGAGTTCATTGTTATCGAGTGCCTCAGCATCTAGCTGAAAGGCGATGACATTTCCTTTGCTGTCGGTAAAACAAATTGCGACGGGTTGATCACGAGCCAATACTTTATCCAGGACACTCTCTTCGTTTTGATTATTCTTTTGAACAGCTACAAGCCCCATTGACACAGTCCCCTTCATCGTTCTGAAATACGAACGCTTGTTTTTATGATACTTTTCTCATAATAATTAATTTTGGAAAATAATACAATAGACCTATCACAATTTTTACATAGCTTTGGTTAATTTCGTTCGACACGAAAGGCCGGACATTGTCGAATACTTTTCCATATTTGTTAAAAAAGATGAAACTTTTTCGTTTTTACTTTGGTAATATATGTATAGATACGAAAAGGAGGCAACATTATGAAACGCATGATCGTGGGGGCATCCCTATCGGCAGCACTTTTACTCGCTGGTTGCGGCGAAGAGAGCGCGACGGAGCCGAATACGGAAGCCAAAGCAGAAGATAAGACAGAAGCGGCAGCGCCGGAGAAAACGGAAGCCGTCAAGGAAGAGTCGAACGTCGAGAAGACGGAGGCAGGCGAAAAGACGACATACTTTACGAATAAAGCGGTCGGTGAGAAGACGACGCTCGGTCCTATCAACTTCTCGGTCAACAAGATTCAAACGTCACGCCTCAAGGTCGCGAACGCATACAAAGAGGCATTCGGTGACAAGGACGAGGTCACGCTCGTCGTCGTCGACGTGACAGCGGAAAACACGAGTGACGACACTATCAACTTCCATCCGAACCAGGCGACGATCACGACGAATACAGGTGAGCAAGTCGACGCGGAAATCTTCTTATCGGATGAAGTCGGTGGCGAGTTCATCGGTAAGGTGAAGAAAGAAGGAAACATCTTCTTCGTCGCCCAGTCGGACCCGAAAGAGATCACGAGCATCAAGTACATCGTCGATGGACCGTCAGATGCGAACTTCGAAAATCTAGCAGAACGCTATACAGTCGAGATTCCGACGAAATAACGTAGTACACTAAGGGCACTCAGGTGCCTTTTTCTTTCGGACGAGACTAGAACGTATGTACGACAAAGGAGGAACATCATGCACTACAGTATTAAACGACTGGACAACGGGAAGTATTGGACCCGCCTGTCCCTGACTGACAGGGACGGCAACCGGCATCAACCGTCTGCGACGCGGGACACGCAACGGGAACTCAAGCGTTGGGCGACGGACATGATCCGTAAAAACGAGGACGGATTGCTCGGCAAGAAGACTGGCAAGACGGTGCGCGAGGTCGCAGACGAGTACCTGCACGTCCAGGAGGGCATCTTGAAGGAACGGACGATTGACAACCGCCACTATGCGTTCGAACGATTCAGTGCCGTATTCGGCAAACGGGTTTTTGCTACGTTAACACGGCGAGAACTGACGGCATGGGCAGACCGCATCGCGCGGGAACGTGGACTGAAGACGAGTAGCCGCAATGCCCTGTCCCGTCATATCAATGCCCTGCTCACCTACGCCTACGAAAATGGCTACATCCTCGACAAAGAGGCCCGCATCCAAATCAGACGCGAGCACACGGAACGGGAAAAGACCTTATGGACCGTCGAACACATCCAGCAGTTCGAGGCCGCCTACAAGGACCACCCGATCGCGAAGTTGTATATCATTGTAGCGCATACCGGACTGCGGAGCAACGAGGCCCGATCGCTCGGATGGGAGCATATCGATTTTAAAAACGGATTGATCCGTGTCGAACGCCAAGCCCGGCAATCCATGAAGGCAGGACGCAAGACATGGACGACGCTCAAGTCCGGGCATTCCCGTATCATTCCGATGAGCAATCACCTGCGCAAGATTTTAGAGCGGTGGCGGTTTGAACAACGGACGTGGCTGCACGAGACGGGCGCCGATAACCTGCAAGACCTCGTCTTCACGCGCGAGGACGGGCAGTACATCTATGACCACTTCGCGATGCGACCGTTCCAAGACCTTTCGGAGCAAGCTGGACTCCCCGTCATCACCCTGCACACGTTACGGCACACGTATGCGACGTTGCTCATCCAACAAGGCTTGCCCCTTCCTGGCATCCAAGCGATGCTCGGACACTCGAGTCTTGCGACGACAGTCAAACATTATATCCATGTGACCGACGAGATGAAGGACCGGGCACGCATCATCCTCGACGACCTTTATTCGGACAAAAACGCCTGA